TCCATGAAGGTGCAGAACATTTCAAACGTGGGAAACATACCTGCATAGTTTTCGTAAATACGACGACGATTGCCCAGGATGTTCTCGCGGAGAATGAACACAAAGTCTACGTTCGTGCGGAGGTTAGGTGTGATACCTAACGGATACTGCATGGTGATAATGGTCATCATATCGATGTGACGACCGTTCATGAAGATATACCGCGTCGACTCCTCTTTGATCCAGGAAGAATCGTATAAGCAGTCGTCGAGAATCAAAAAGGCACGGGGATCAACAGCCGAGTTTCCACCACCCGCGTTCTTGGCATTGTTTCTTGTTTGCTTCACACTCATTTGGCGCTTGATAACGTTCATCACAATTCCAGGATCATACTTGTCGTGGATGAATTTGGATGGAACCATATGCTGAAAGAACTCGTTGGCGACCTCTGTGCCCGAGATGACTGTTCCAACGGGGAAGTCGTGCTGGGTGTTAAACAGAATATCGCGAACCAAGAAGGATTTACCGGTATCCTTCTTCCCGATGACGACAATCATAGGGCTTTTGCGAGAATCAATCTCGCATCGATTCTTGATCATATCGATATTGAACTTGCGTAGCTGGAAGTTCATCTTGTTTTGTCGCCCAGAAAGTGTTCTGCGTATATGTCCGATGTTTGTTTACCCTGTCCTTCTCACAATGGTGAAGGATCTAAGGACGCAGACTGTGGACATGAAGCTGCACAGACTGCCTAAGTTACAGGCTGGAGAGTGGAATCTTAACCGGACTCAGCCCTTCTTTCCGTCTCTCGAGCAATTGTTCAAGACAGAGAAGCTGACAGCTATGCCCGAATACGGCATCAAGCTTCCCGAAGAGGTGGAGTCTGTTGTCGACGCTGATCACATCAAGACGACGAAGGGACAGACACTGAAGATCCACCGAAAGACCACGATGATTCTGAGCCCGTTCAAGACCATGAAGGGCGAGTATTCTGCGCCTGGACTTCCTAAGCCAGCCGAGACTGCGAAGGGATATGCCGAGCAGATGCAGAGTCCGCACACAGCCGCATATGTTGGAGCACTTGCGTCGTCTGCGCTTTCCCTGTCGGAGTGCGTCCATTTCCCCCGTGTATATGGAGTGTATGCGGCTATGGCATCCAGGCATGAGGTTGATATTTCGGATGACTACGAAGATCTGTGTGATCGCAAGTGGTTTGTGGACAATATCGGCAAGACCTTCGAGCTTCGTCTGCGAGGAGAGAACGGAGAAACTTTTACCCATACGCGTGGACACCGCGTAGCTGTTCAAATGGGAGAAGACATTGAACTGGACACAGAAGACGTGGTGGCTGATCATGTTCCTGAGCCGACAACTACAGGTGTTGTAGAGGAGTACGAGCTTCCATCAGAGTCTGGAGATTCGGAGGATTCCGACTCGGAGGATGAAGATGTATTTGATATCGAGTCGTGTAACTGTAGTGAAGGGACAGAGGAAGATGATGACTCTGCGGGTAGCGAGGGAGATGAATCCTTTGCCTGGGTCACCTTTTCCGATGTGCCGGTTGTGACTACAGTTATGGAGCAGTGCACGGGAACGTTTTATGATCTGATCAAGACATCTGATGATCCCGATAAGCATACTGCGTGGGTTGCGCAGATTGTGTTTGCTCTTGCGTATGCTCAGCGGACATTTGGATTTGTTCACAATGATCTCCACGGCAATAACGTCATGTATGTGCCGACAACTGAGGAGTTTCTGTGGTATCGTCACCATGGAGTCACCTACAAAGTGCCGACCCACGGAGCGCTGATGAAGATCATTGACTTCGATCGTGCTGCGTTCTCTGTGCGGCTGAATGGAATGAAGGATAGCCGCTTCTTCATGAGTTCTCAGTTTCACCAGGACGAGGAGGCGGCGGGACAATACAACATTGAACCGTTCTACGTCTCGTCCTCTCCGAGAATTCCGCTGTCCCCGTCTTTTGACCTGGCGCGATTTGCATCCTCGGTGTTCTGGGATATGTTTCCCGAAGGACCGAAGCAGGAGACGACTCATCCACTGTTTGAGATGTTCAAACACTGGACGACGCTTCCGGATGGGTCATCGGTAATCTTCCGCAAGAAGGGAGACAACCACGACCGCTACCACGGCTTTGATTTATATAAGGCGATTGCGCGCTACCTGAAGGAGAGCGCAGTTCCTCGAAAGGAAATTTCCAAGTTCAGTCAGTTTGTTGCTGTTGCGCCTGTTGGGATGACTGTGCTGGTGATTGGGGAATAAGCGCCTAATTGCCCATCATCCTGCCGACCATCTTGTGCGTCAGCGCCCACACAAGACCGAAGACAACCGCGTGGGTCAGCGCAACCGTCGTGCGCGAGCCGCCCGGGGGCAGGGAAAGGAGGACACCCGGCGTCAGAATAAAGAACAGAACAGCCGCATACAGAGCCATGTACATTTTGTTTGTTATGTTCAGAGAAAGTTTCTAGAACGAAGGTTTTCCAGTAAACATATCCTGAACCGCAGTCATCACAGGTTCTGCAGCCTCCGCTCCACCGAGCGCGTAGACTACACCACCAGCAAGAACACCTGCGCCACCCCCGACCTTCGCCGCGTCCATTATCTCAATCGGCTCTTCCTTCGAGCGACGATCGATGGCATATAATACAAGAGCCACAATTACAACTGCGCCCACGATCATTCCATATGTATAAAACTCGCTCATGTTTGTTTCGGACTCTATTTTTTTATCATAGAATGCAAACGAACTTAAAGATTGAGTGCCACTGTTTCTTTCGTTGGCTCGAGCTTCACTGACTCATCGTCGTCTGTGTCAAAGTCATCGTCGCCAAGTGTGACTTCATCTCCAAGGGCGATCGGCGGCGGTTCATCGTCCTCCGACTCCTCTCCGCCATCGAACTGAACAGCCTTCGGCGGCTCAGGAGGAACCTCCACAAGAGCCGGAGCAGGGACAGCCGGCGCCGGAGGGGCAACAGGGGCAGCAGTCTCTTCGGGAGCAGCCGAGCCACCACCACTCTGGAAATACGCCTTGCTAATATCCTTCCAGGGGATGAAGCTGTCGATAACCTCATTCATCGCTCCACCGATCATCGTCTCGATGTCACGACGGTTACGCGCCTGCTGCTCCGAGGTGACACCAACGGTCTTGAAAAGATAGGCAGAGCTCCAGGACTGGCGAGCCGCCTGCTTGTAGAGCTGGTGAATGAATGTCTCCACTGACGGGCGCTTGAAGTCAATGTCTACATGCGTCTTCTCCGCCTGCTGGAGAGTAGCAAATGCGCGGATGTAGCTGACGAACACACCCAGCAGAAGATCCTCAAGATACTCGCACTTCGACGCAGTCTCAATACGCTTGACCTCCTTCTTCAGGGTCTCCGGACTCCACTTGGGAATCTGTGTCAGCAGATTCTGAAATGTCTTCAGGATCTGATCAGACTGCCCATTGCGATCGCACGCAGCCTTTCCACTGTCGTAGATGCTCCAAAGACCATCGGCTACGTGCGGAACAAGGACACGGGACAGGTTCTCACGAAGAGTCTGCTTGACAAAGTCGGTTGTCATTTGTTTACATGCGAGTCAATGAGTTTCATTAAACCGACGCAGATGCCGAAGTTTGTCATGGTACTCATGATTCGGAATGAGGAGAAGATCCTTCTGCGGTGTCTGAGCGCTGTAAAGGATCTGGTATCCGCATACTGTATTTGTGACACTGGGTCAACCGACACCTCTTGTGAGATCGCAACCGAGTTTCTGAAGGAACAGGATGGGTGCTTGACAACCGAGCCTTGGCGTGATTTTGGTTACAATCGCACAGTCAGTTTCAAGAATGCGCAAACATATCTGAAGAAGACGGGTTGGGATCTGAAAGACACGTATGGACTTCTGCTCGATGCAGACATGATGTTTGTTCCACTCAATCTTGCGAAGGAGACGCTTGGTGCAGAGGGATATACCATTGTCCAGACGGCTGGTGGACTCGAGTATCCGAACTGCCGCTTGGTCCGTATGGATTACGATTGGACCTGTAGGGGCGTTACCCATGAATATTGGGATGGTCCTACGTCTCATCTTCCGAAGTCAGTGTGCTACATTGATGACCGCAATGATGGTGGCTGCAAGTCCGATAAATTTGAACGAGATGTTCGGCTTCTCGAAAAGGGGCTGATCGACGAGCCAACAAATGGGCGGTATATGTTCTATTTGGCTCAGACCTACAATGGAGTCGGAAGGCTGAAGGAGTGTATTGCCATGTATAAGAAGCGTATTGCAGTCGGTGGCTGGGATGAGGAGATCTGGTATAGTCACTATATGATCGGCAAGTCTTGGCTGTCATTGAAGAACATTCCGAAGTTCGAGCAGTGGATGCTGAAGGCTCATGCTCTGCGCCCCCAGCGTGCAGAGCCAATCTACATACTCGCAAAGTATTTCCGAGAGAACTCTGAGCACTACAAAGCCTATCACTACACTCAACTTGGCTTGCGTATTCCTCTTACGCACGATGCACTGTTTGTGGAAACACCGGTGTATAATGGTCTGTTTGAGTATGAGGCGACCATTCTACTATATTACATCGGTAAGCAGAGTGAGGGACTCGAGTCATCCGTTCGGTATCTCTTGAAGGACCGTGAGCACCACGGAAGTGTCTACAACAATATGCCATTCTACATTGAGCCGTTGCGGTTTGTGTCCAAGTCTCACCCGATTGATCGTGGAGTGTTTGGCGAGGACTTTCATCCAACATCCGTTTCCATGTTTGTCCAGAATGGAGTTATCAAGCACAATGTTCGATTCGTCAATTATGTAATTAATCCGCAGACTGGAAGCTACCTGATGAAGGAGAATGGAGTTGTCGGGGAGAATCTCAAGGTGCGCACAGAGAATGTAGTGTATACTCCATCCACTGGAGAGATTGTCAAGATGTCGGATAGTTCAGTGTCTTTGACTCGGAGGTCGGATGCCCATATTGTTGGTCTGGAAGACGTGCGCGTCTATACGAATACGGCTGGAGTTCTCTGTTGTACGGCTACGTCCTGGGAATATACCAATCGGATTCGGATTTTCCAGTCCGAGTATGACCCTGTTCGGGGTCTTTACTTCAACTGTCGTATGCTAAACTCGCCTGAGAACCAGGAGTGTGAGAAGAACTGGTTGGCTATTAATGGAACGGATGATATCATCTACACATGGAATCCCCTCCGTGTTGGAAAGCTGAATGGAGCAGACCTTACCATTCATACTGAGCACAAGACACCGTGGTATTTCGAGCACTTTCGCGGTTCAGCTGTTGCTTTCAAGCCTCCCCAGTATCCGGGCGAAACGTGGGCGCTTGTGCACACCGTCGAGTATACGCAACCCCGCAAGTATTTCCATCTGTTTGTGCGACTTGATTCGAACTACAAGCCAAAAATGATTAGTTGTCCGTTCGTGTTTCGCGGAAAGACGATCGAATACTGCATTGGATGTATGCCCGATCTCGCATTCACCACGCTAACCTGTATCTTTTCTACCATGGACGACAATCCGCGAATCATGGAGATCCCGGTCAACAGCATTGATTGGATTCAGGTGTAGAGCTGACGCCATGACTCATTCGTGACCGCAGCGGTGTCCTTCAGAATGTGACGCACAGTGTCGACATCCAGCGTACACGGCAGGGTGATCTTCTTATAGAACACATAGTCCTTCGCAGTCTTCTCGTCTGCGATGCGCAGCAGATTGATGCGAGTCACGAGCGACTCCACTGACCGAATCAGCGTGCGTACACCCTCCTCATCCTTGCTGAACTCAGAAATCAGAAACCGCACCGCGTCATCTGTGAGCGTCAACTGACCCGTGAGCTGAATGCGCTCAAGTACCTGAGGCCAAACATACTGGGTCAGAATGCTCTTCTTATCCTCCGCATTGTAACCCGAACAGTGAATCACCTGCATGCGGTCCTTCAGAATCGGGTGAACCTTGGTTTCGTCATTGAAGGAGAACACAAACAGACACTGGCTGAGATCGAAATCCACACCTGCGAAATACCTGTCGTGGAACTGACTGTTCTGCGACCGATCTGTCAAGTGGATCAGCATGGAGACAATCTCATCACCATGCGACGTCGTCGAGATCTTGTCCACCTCATCGAAGTAGAGCACCGGATTCATACACCGAGCATTCATCAGCGAATCGGCGATACGACCGCACATAGAGCCTTCGTAGGTGAACGAGTGACCAACAAAGTTAGCCGAGTCAGACGCACCTCCCAGCGAGAAGAACTCGAAAGGGCGCTGGAGAACCTTCGCAACACCATGCTTGGCAAACGAGGTCTTACCGACTCCCATCGGTCCCTTGAGGGCAATCACATTACCAGCCGACCCGGGGTTAGAGATCCACTGGGCAAGCGTCTGCATGATCTGGGTCTTGGCTGTCGGCATGCCGTAAACCGCCTTATCAAGAAGCTCACGCGTGCCAGATAGGAACTTTGCGCAAGGCTCCGCACCATCGGTGAGTCGAACGGGAAGCGGCACATACTTTCCAAACGGAATGCGAAGAAAGGACTCAACCCATGTCCGCAGCTTGTAGCCCTCCGATCCATCCATCTCATTCAGGATGTCAATCTTCTTGATTACAACAGCCTTGAGCGGATCAGGAATCGGCAGTTCCAGAACACGGAACTTGAACGGCACATCACCCTCCTCAATCAGTGTCGACAGCCTCTTCATGTGCTCATTGAGGCGGCGGCGCTTGGACTTGGGCAGATCCTCGAAATACTCCTCCTCGTCCGAGTTGAGCTCGATGGCGGCTGCCTCCTTCTCCTCTCGGCGCGCCTGTCGTCGGCTGTTTCCGCCACCGCCGCCGTACTTCTTCTCAAGGCGCTTGATGAAGTCATCCTCCTCAGACTCAGACTCGGACTCCTCTTCATCTTCCGACTCACCTACATGAATCTGTGCCTTCCCATTAGCCACCGTGTGGATGTGAAGACGCACACTCACCTTGGACCCCTTGGGCAGACGGATAACCGGCTCTTCCTCATCCTCGGACTCGTCCTCCTCTTGGTCTTCGTCTTCGTCTTCGTCTTCCTCCACATCGGGCTCGTAGTCCTCATCCTCTTCCGAAGAGGAATCAGACTCCGGCTCAGGCTTTAAGGTCTCATCCTTGACCCACGTCGCCCGAGACTTAAGAGAACGAAGATTATACTTAGGAGGCATCTTGCTGCCTCTCGAGGAAAAAAACAAAGGGCATCCGTTTTTTGATCCTGTATAACAATGAGTGAGCTCGAGAGCATCAAAAAGATCGCTGATTCCCAGGCTGAAATGCTGGAGGAGCGGGGAGCTAAAGACCCGTCAGTGACAAAAAGCACAAAAATTGTCGAGGATTTCCTGAAGACACACCGGGTTCTTTGTTACGGGGGCACGGCGATCAACAATCTGCTTCCGGAGAAGGAGCGCTTCTATGGACCTACGGAAACTCCAGATTACGATTTCTTTACAGAGACTCCGCAGGAGCATGGCATGTATCTGTCGGATAAGATGTCGGCTGCAGGGATTGAGAGCATCGAGATGAAGCCCGGTGTTCACCTGGGAACGTACAAGGTCTTTGCTGATTACCATGGCATGGCGGATCTGACCTTTCTAGCACCTGATATCTTCAACCATCTGTGGAAGGAGCGCATTACCCGCCATGGAATCAACTATGTGCATCCGAACTTCCTTCGCATGTCCATGTATCTGGAATTATCTCGACCGGAGGGCGATGTCTCCAGATGGGAGAAGGTGTATACACGCTTAACTCTACTCAACAAGCATTATCCTCTTAAGTGCACCCGACATGGAAAGGCTCCAGAAGACCTGTCTCCAGAGCATAAGAAGGAAGCTATTTCGATTCTGAAGAAGCATCCGGTTATTCTACTTGGCTTCACCGCAGTGTCTCGCCATGAGAAGAAAGCTCACTGGTATACTCCGGTTTCCATGCTTGCAGAGAAGGAGGAGATTGCCAAGATTGTGAAGGGCAAGAAGACAATTGAACACGAAGCCACTGAGTTGTTACCCCATCGCACAGATGTACTCGATGAAGATGGAGAAGCGGTGTTTCAGTTCTACGAAACGCAAGCCTGTCATAGTTATCACACGACGGGCGACGGCTTGAAGGTTGCGAGTATTCCCACCACACTGACGTTCTTTCTGGCTCTTGCATATTCGGGTGAGTCAACCGATGAGATCGCCCGTTTATTGTGCGTGTCCCAGCGGTTGGTTGAGTTGGCTGCTGATAAGCCATCCCGCATGTTCTCTCTATTGACCCCGACAACATGTCTGGGTAAGCAGAAGGAGTTAATTGATCTGCGTCGTGAGCGGGTTGGATTATATACGAAGATGAAGAAGGACAAGACATCTCCAGATTTTGTGCAATATTTCTTCACGTACAGCCCGACAGGAACCAAGACAGAACGTAAGAAAATACGGGATCTGCTGAAGAAGACCAGAAAGGAACGTCTAAGCGGGAAGGTATAACGGTACCGGAATCGTAGTGTTCGACAGACCAGCGCCACCGGGCGGGAGGAAGTTAATTGCATTACCCTGAACAGCAGCACACTCGCGGAGACCCTGCTGCACCTGGACAAGGAAGTTATAACTGTTTTGAATGCCTTTCGAACGATAGGCATTCACACCAACATACCTAGAGTTTGACAGTGTGTTTGTCGTGTACATTAAGCGCAGCTTCGTCTGTGTCGTAACATCTGATGGATCGCGAAGGCGCATTCCCTGCAGACCCGTCAGTGTTTGTCCTCCGGAACTCATTGTATACCCTGGACATTTTTATCAACCCGTATACCATCGGATGTCGAAATACTGTCCAGACGCAGGTGCTTGGATCAAGGATGCAGGCGGTCCCGCACCCGCGCGCCTGCTGATCTCAGACGGTGAGAGGGCTCTGGCATAGTATACGAGTCCACCAACCTGCCCGTCGAATCCAGCCGTATCCGAACCGATCTGTGTGGTTGCAGTATCCTGCTTCGGAAGCTGTGTAAGGGTGTGGTGCTGGCGGATCATTCCGTTGATGTAGATGTCAACGGTATACTGCGTAACCACGATGGCAATATGAATCCACTTCTGCGCGGGGATATTTGACAACATCAATGTCTCGACCGAACCGAATGTATCGATAAGAACCAGAATCGAATTGGATGTTGAATCCAGATAGAGACCCGGACAGTCTCCGCGAGTGAAGATCAGTCGCTTCTTTCCAAAGCCGTATTCAAAATCATTGATCTCAAACCATCCCTCAAAGGTAAAGGTTGCGCCTTCAGGCTGATTGACACTCCGAGGGAGCTCAACGCCAGATGATGTGCCAACCTTTCCGGTTACACTTGCCCCCTGAACAGTTACCGTATTAGGGTCGTTTGTCTTTGTTGTGATGTAGGAATACGCAAGCACCAAGAGTAATCCTATCAACGCTCCAAATGCCACGGGATCCATTACTCATTGCCTAGAAACAAACCCCCTCGCTCCAAGACGGATGCCAATCCGACGTTCGGGTTTGGGCTGTGACTGGGGAGCAAGAAGAAGGAGAGTTGTAACCCACTCTTGAAGTGTTCGCTGTTTCTGAGACTCGATAAACTCTGTAGTAATCGGGCGATCACCTAAGTTATATAAATAATGAATTCGACTAGGGTCGGAGATAGATTCTGACTTGAGAAGTCCAAGTTTGGCAAGGCTGATTGTCCATTTCAGGTCTTCTCCTCGCACTGCATCTTCAAACATTACCATGCGAGCAATCTCTGCAAGCATTGGGTTAATATGGTTGGGCAGACGAATAAATATACCATCCACATACATCTTGCTATCAAGTTTGGTCTCAAGGCTGTTTGTGAAGGTATATTCATGCATCTTGCCCCGAATGCGCATCATATCCTTCTTCTCCGTGAAGCACTTCAAGAAATCCTCGAAATATTCGTCGGTAACGGCATCGTCATCGTCGATAAAGGCAAGGTATCTTCCTTTCGCCCGCTGAAGAAGCTTGCGCCGTTTCAGCCCAACACTAATCTGTCCAGCATCACGCTCTTCAAGGATCTCCAGGCGGAGTCCCGGGCAGAGACGTGCAAACTTCTCGCGAAGATCCGCAGTCAACTTGTCGAACAAGGGACGTCGCTGCTCCAGCGTGGCAATCAGAATAGAGAAATCAAACTCGTGGTTCTTTCTAAACATATAGGTTCTGAAATCTTCCGCCCAAAATCGCTGATTCTGGTGATACAGTGCATCGGCTGGCTGCTTTGTCCAAAACGGGTGCTTGTGGCGAATAATGCACCGAGGAATATACTTTGTTTTTGATGCCAGATCAGACTTGCAGCGATCAGTGATTTCGGTATCACAGTAGAAGCTCTTATACTCAGGCTCATAGATGTGCCCAAGCCGTTCATACATTGTGCGCCCATATATCGACAATGTATTCAGATGATACTCCTGGTGTCCATCATTGAACCACAGAATACAGTCCCGGTCAGGACTCATTTGTTGGCGAATGATCTCATCATATCCAGGAACTTCAGGAATCATGTCATCGGATACGAGAACTACAATATCCCACGGGTATTCAACTTTTTCAATATCCGCATTGCAGGCTTCGATCTTCGTCTTACTGCCGCCGAAGTATAACGCAGACCACTCGAATCGGGAAACCAACCCAAGAAGCCGCTGCTGTATTGCAGATGGAGTCATTGTCACATCGTCCACATCACATGAAATCGCAATTCCAATTTGATCTGGGCGGCGCGCAAGATCAATATATTTTTTGAGTGTAGCCATCACTTGTTCGGGACGCCCGCGGGTGGGGCACTTCAGAAGAATACGCATTACTTAACCGAGAGAACCGAAAAAGGAAGATACATCCGAACTCGACAGACCGGTTACGTCCTTTCCAGTATTGTCCTTGACTCCGAATATAAAGGTGTACCCAAAGATTGAGAGATTGGATAACTCAGAGGACACAGAGGACGACACCGTGCCCGAGCAAGACGATCCGGCTGCATAGAAAGCAGAGGCAATCGAGGGAGTAATCGTGCTCGGCAGAGACTGGACATTGCACACAGAGCCGGAGAAACCACCCTTGTCGCCAATGATAATGTTTCCATTGACTGGTCTGGGAACACCCACCAACATTACAGACTTCACCAACATGCCGTTGAGGAACACGTCGACGTTACGCTGGAAGATGGTCACGTGAACCGAGAACCAAGACTGAAGCGGGACGTTCTCTACGGTGATTGTCTGTGTTTCTCCAGAGCCGGTGTCAGTGGTATCTGTGTTTGTTCCGCTCGAGTATACGCTGACGTTGATGTCAAGTGTGTTGTCTGTGGGGTGAAGGCTGATGCCAGGACTCACTACACCGGCGTTTGTAGGGTCTACGCGGTCAATCACGTGCTTCTCCTGACCATACTTGTAGTTCCAGTCTTTGATATACATCCAAAACTGAAGTCCACTCGCAGATCCACTTGTCGGAATAGTTGATGCAGCAATGACCTTTCCAGACTTGCCGTCTACTTCAGTGGGAGCTTGCACAGCGGCTCCCGTAATGCCGCTAGCCGAAGCACTTGTCTTCAAAAAGTAGCTGATGATGAAAAAGAGTCCAATTACGGCGATCGCGCCGACAACCGGCATAAAGCTGGACGATCTCGGAGCGTAGGTGTCATATGTATCATACAGAGCGTCCCGACCGTAGAAAGCCATGTTTATGCTTTACAAGGGAAAGGTATTCAAGTATTAATGGAAAAACGAACCACGCCACCACAACGAACACCAATACCAATGTTCTGCAATAATTGCGGAGGAAAAGGTCATATGTTTAAGTTCTGTGAAGATCCAGTTTTGTCGTGTGGGTTGGCATTGGTGGATGCCAAGTCCCTTCCTACTGATCCAGCAACGGCGAAGATCCTGATGATCCGTCGAAAGGACAGCATGAGTTTCGCAGAGTTCATGCGGGGCAAATATAACCCGGGCAACACCGAATATATTTCCCTTCTCTTCGAGAACATGACGCTTCAGGAGCAGACCATGATTGTCTGTGAGCCGTTTGACTTGATCTGGCGACAGCTGTGGGGAGATGACCATACGTCACCCGAGTATCTCATGTCCAAGGAGAAGTTTGGACAGGTGGATCGCCAGGGAATTATGCGGACACACTTGTCGGTCTACAAAGAGCCCGAGTGGGGCTTTCCGAAGGGCAGGCGTGTTCGGTGTGAATCGGATATCGAGTGTGCTATCCGCGAGTTTAATGAGGAAACCAACATTCCCCGCGAAGCCTATACGATTGTGAACAACATTATGCTCGAGGAAACGTTCATGGGGTTGAATGGAATCGCCTACCGCCACGTATACTTCGTAGCGTTGCTGACATCTCCGGAGCTAGTGAACTTGAATCAAAAGATGACCTACATGCAGCGCCGAGAGATCTCGGGCATTGGGTGGAAGTCGTTTGAAGAGTGTCGTGGATATATCCGCCCACACCATGTCCAGCGAGAGGTTATGGTCGAGAGGCTGGAGAACATTGTCAAGACGTATGAGAGCAATTAATCATCGGGACATGCGACAATTCCAAGCTTATCCATGATGGATGTCTGAACACCGAAAAGGTAGTGGAAGATCTCGCCGATCACCAGCCAGATGGCAAAGTGAATCCACACATTGCCCTTGAAGAACCACGCCGATGGGACAGCAAAAACAAAGAAAGTCACAATTGTATCGGCGATGGGAATTCCAGATACCCTCCACTGGCGATAATAACCCGTTCCAGGTGCGCCTATGATGTTCGCATACGGACACTTGCTCATTATATCTATGCGAACCTAAAACGTGCCAGGTAGACCGTCATACAATACGCGACAACGCTCAGCATGAAGACCCACCACCACACAGGGAATACGGTCGCTTCCTTATCCTCGACTCCGAAGGGGCGAATTCTGCCCTCACGCCCGAACGCTACGGACGGCTTGAGATACAGAAAGGCTGCCATCAGGAACAGATAGATGGATACCATCCAGATCCGATGATTTTTTCTGGTCAGCGGCTCCATTACTTACGGGAGCGACGAGTTTTGCGGTGATGGCGACGGCGACGGGTCTTGCGCGACTTGCGACGGCGACCTCCTTCACGGAAAAGTGCTATCAATTCAGTTTTAAAATCAGACTCAGGAATTTCATTAAATTTGATATCTGCTGCGGCGACGGCATTAGAGTTCTTGAGGCGACGGATACTGACAAGATCCTGGTTTTCCAGCGATTGTCTTAGTGAAGCCATGTTCTGATATTTAAGTTGTTCAGCGCTCATAAGATCTCCCGGGATTCCAGGAGGATTTGGTGCATTGGCGAAATTATAGTTGACGAAAGCGTTGGGATTATTCATCTTTTGTTAATACTCACGAAACTTTCAACGCACCACAAGATAATGAGCTTCGTCCTTCCGAACCGGAAAGCGTTCGCGGACTACATCACTCGCATCTTTCTGAAATACCGCAAGGAAGACCGCGACCCCCTCGATGCTGAAGACAAGGATACAGACTTATGTCTGAAGCAGTCGAATGCGAGAGAGATGTTTCCCTATCAGAAGCTGATCCGCGATTACCTGATGATCGAAACACCATACCGGGGCATTCTGCTCTATCACGGCTTGGGATCGGGTAAGACGTGCACGTCGATCGCAGTGGCTGAGTCGCTGATGAGCTACAAGAAGGTATGGGTGCTGACTCCAGCTTCCCTTCAGCAGAACTACCGCTCCGAGCTGCGAAAGTGCGGTGACCCCATCTATTCCTTTGAGCAGCACTGGCGCGAGAAGGGATTGAATGAGCAGTCGAGGGCTGAAGCCAAAGCGCTGAACATCTCCGATGGATTTCTGGATCGCAACGGCAAGTTCTTCGTGACCATCGCAGGGGAGAACCCGAACTACAAGGATCTTCCCAAGACGGCTCAAGACATTATCAAAGCGCAGATCGAGGATATCATTGGACAGCGCTTCAATTTTATCAACTACAACGGACTGAGTTCCAAGAACATTGATAAGTTTGTGCCCGCTCCGGATGCCGAAGGTCGCTTCCCCGCAAATCCGTTCAACAACTGCGTGGTGATCATTGATGAAGTCCACAATCTGATCTCGCGTATCGTGAACTCCTCCGAGATTGCACGCCGGCTCTACGATGCTGTCTACAAAGCGACAGATTGTAAGATCGTTGGTCTGTCCGGCACACCAGTGATCAATCGCCCCAACGAGATCGCCTATCTGATGAACCTTCTGCGCGGTCCGATTGAGCGTATCACCATTCCCTTTGTGAAGGCAGCAGCATGGGACGAGGAGAAGATGAAGACTGCGTTCAAGGCGCTACCAGATGTAGACACCATCGAGTTCAATGCCGTCAAGAAGTATGTTATGGTGACTCGTAATCCTCCTCACTTCCGATCGGTGTATAACGAAGCCGGTGATCGTATTGCCGTCCAGTATAAGAAGGACATTCCGTTTGTGCCGTTAGCCGCTGACTGGGTCAAGACATTCGATAAGAAGATTGCGGGGGAGATCGGTTCAGAGGTTGATGTAGAACGCGTATCTACAGAGAACCTGGAGTGCTTGCCCACCAAGTTTGAGGAGTTTGCCAATATGTTTCTGGATGGACTGAATATCAAGAATACCTTGCTGTTCGGAAAGCGCATTCAAGGGTTGGTGTCGTATTTCAAGGGCGCAGACGAGCGCTTGATTCCGAAACGTGTGGAGGATGACAAGATGCTGGAGAAGGTGGTCATGAGCCCCGAGCAGTTTGTGCAGTATCTCGATGTCCGGTTTGCCGAGATCAAGCAGGATGCGAAGAAAGCTCTGAGCATGAACGACGACGGCGGATCCTACCGCGTGATTTCCCGCTTAGCCTGTAACTTTGCTGTGCCTCCTGAACTGAAGCTGTTGACCAAGAAGGTCGACAAGGAATATAACGACATTGTGAAGGAAACCGATGTGCCTGACAAGCCTGAGATTCTGGCAGCCCTGAAAGCCAACCCTAAGAAGTATCTGACCGCAGAAGCCTTAGAGAAGTATAGTCCCAAACTCCTGAAGATGTTGGCAAACATCGAAGAGACTCGCAAAATCCCCGGAGAGGACTGGGCAAATCAGTTCGTCTATTCGCAGTATCGCCAGCTTGAAGGTCTGGGGGTGTTTGCTGCGATTCTGGATGCGAATGGCTGGCAGCCGTATAAGATCACCAACAAGAATGGTCAGTGGGTTGAAGATGAGATGTCTGACAAACCTGCGTATGCCTTCTTCTCCGGCGAAGAGAATGAAGATCAGCGTGAACTGATGCGTCAGATTCTGAACAAGCGCTACGAGAACAGCTTTCCGGCCAGTCTGAAGACGAGCATTGAACAGCGTGGAAAGAAGCTGCTGTGTTTGCTGATGGCGACCTCCTCTGGCGCAGAGGGTATTACGTTAGCCAATGTTCGCCACGTCCACATCATGGAGCCGCACTGGACTCCAGCCCGTCACGATCAGGTCATTGGACGTGCGATTCGTATCTGTTCTCACGCGACACTGCCCATGGCTGAGCGCACTGTGCGGATTAGCTTTTACATCTCCGTGATCTCGCCCGCCCAGTCCAAGGGTGTCGAAGGACCGAACGTGGTGGCTGTGCGCAAATCCGACGTGGAGCTGAAGCGCTATGAAGGTGAACCAGCAGTGGAAACGTTTATGTCCACAGATGAATACCTGTATGAGAAGGTGTATGAGAAAGACAAGGTCAATCAACGGATCTCCGTGTTGCTGAAGCAAGCTGCGGTGGATTGCGAAGTCCATCGCAAGCTCCACTCGCGTGAGAAGCCGCAGATCTCGTGTATGCGGTTTGATACCACTGCCACCGGTGAAGACTTAGCCTTCAAGCCGAACATCAAGACCGATGATCTGGATGAAACGTATCTGCGCAACATGACGCGCAAGAAGCGGCGGTTACAGAAGCTGAAGATCAAGGACATCGTCTACTTCATGGATCCCGACTCGAAGGAGATTTTCGACGGTCAAGCCTTCGAGGACAACAATCGGTTACTGCGCATCGGCACGAAGATCTCTGAAACGCAGATTAAATATTGGCTTGGGTAGTAATAATGCCAACAAGTGCGGAAACAGCACAAATATCCTCCGCTCGAGCAGAAAGGGCTAGGCTGGCAGCAGTGTCTGCCAATGAGAGGGCATCATATGCACATGATGAACTTACGGGAATCTCGCGCGCTCTATTTGCACCGGGCGCCATGAACGAGGCTGATAAAGCAGATAAAAACGCAAAAATTACAGAAGCTCAGGCGCAACGCGATAGTGTAGCGGCGCAAACAGATCGCGCACCTCATATTACGAACTGGGCCGGTCGCCGCACGCGCCGTCGCGTTAAGAAGCGCCGCGCAACTCGGAGAGCCAAGAAGCGCACACGTCGCTCCAGGTCTTGAACGACGCGCAGATTAAATATTGGCTTGGGTAAGAATAAATGGCTAGTCGTCAAAAGGCAATCTTTTTAGCACCGAACACCGGTAGACAGCTTCAAGTGACTGTCGAAAAAAGCGGGACAAGCGAATATAAAATTTTTTTTCCAGATAATGTTGTTCATCCGTTAGAACCAGAAGAGGAGAAAGGGCTTCCAGAAGATCAACCATTAGAGATGGAGGAAACGCGTACGTATTTACATTGTACTAAGGCGCAATACGACGACCTTATAAAGCCGAAGGGTCCTGTTCTAATTCCCCAGACGGGTGGTGGTCGCCGGTCTAGGAAGCGCCGCGCAACTCGGAGAGCCAAGAAGCACACACGTCGGTCCAGGTCTTGAACTTCATGTCAGCAATTGCCGCGCGCATCTTGGTGTAGTTTGCCAAGGTCGCGTCCATCGCGTCCGTAACATCTGACGGATCAAATGACGGCGCGCACAGTCCAAGCGGCATAGCGGCAGCCTGGTAGACAAGCGGACCGGGGCGGATGTACGTTGCCACGCTGGTGGGCAGAAAAGAACGATACGAGCCCACATCCGTCACAATCTGCGGAGCGCCCGTATACAGGTGCTCGAGCTGACACAACCCGAAGCCCTCACCATCCGACGTGTTGATACCGATATCGCACATATTGTAGATCTGATTGATGCCCTCATCATTCAGCGTATTTGGAGGGGCTGTATCCACAATCGCCATCCGCTTGGCATAGACATTCGGATCCAGACCAGCTCGGGTAAGCTGATCGTGGAAGATCCGCTGAATGTCGTAATGCGCACCCTTCTGCGGGTCAACAGCCGTCACCATGAGAAGCCAGAGCGGCTTGTCCTGATGCCGCTTCAGAAGCTCCACAAAGCCCATGATGGTCAGATCTTGACGCTTCCGCTGGCTATTTCGGTTCGCATTCAGGAAGACAATCGCCTCAGGAGGAAGACCCACATTCTTGCGGAGAGCCGACCGAGCCGCAAGTGGAAGGTTGGAGAAGATTGTCGAGTCCACTGCGTGCTCCATGACAAGCGGAGTTGCTCCACCATACTCTGCGAACGTCTTGGCCCAGGAATCCGTGAAGCAGAACACCTTATCAGCAGCCTTGTTGAGCTCATCCATCAGAGGCTGAGCAATTCCAGTGTAGACCTGATCCACATACAGCCACAGCTTATACGGAGTCTCGGCCTTCTTATACTTCATGGACTGAATGAACCGGGCAATAATCATCGGATCATTGTAGATCATGACCACATCCGGTCCGACCATCTCCAGATACTCGTGGATCTTGTTGAACCCAAATCCCTCCTCCTTTGGGTCCTCATTTGCGGCTGCGTCATAGGCTACAATACCCTCCGGCACTTTGCGGATGTTCTTGCGCTCCGGATGGCGCTGAAACCCGAAGTGAAAGGTCTTGACCTTAGGCGCAAGTGTAGCCACCTGCGTCAACAGATTGGACACGACCTTTGAATACCCGGTCGTCTGATCGACGTGAGTGCTAACGAGAACGAAGCGCATTGTGTGTATTCTCTCGGATCTGTATAAATAGGATGCAAGTCAACTCGGCTCAAGATTATCTGACGCAGGTGAAACGGCAGATCGTTGCAGGCAACTTCGCCCCCGATCCCCAGCCTGCACATCGGAGATATAACTATGTCTATGTCTCTATGTTAGCCAACAAAGCCACTCAGTATAACAAGGTGGCGTATCCGCAGACACTCAATCTGGTTACTGGGTCTGTTCCGGGTGGAGTCTATACTGCAGCTGGCGCATTGACAACGGTGAGAACGCAGGCAAATCGCCCGACTGTCAATGACTGTGTGAACTGTCCCACTGTTGCTGTGAATAATGCCCTTCCTGGATCACTCATCTAAAGAATCAGTGTGCCATAATACAAATGCCTGGCGCTCTCATGCAGCTCGCCCAGGTGGGGGCACAGAACTCATTGGTCAATGGAAATCCTTCCATGACGCACTTCCGTGCTGTCTATCGGCGGCATACGAATTTTGCTATGGAGCACATTCGCATGTCCTTTACTTCGTCAAATCTCGATTTTGTATTCAATGGAACCAGAACGCTGACCTGTAAGATCGACCGATATGCGCAGCTTCTGCACGACACGTATTTGGTTCTGACTCTTCCCGATATCTGGTCCCCCATGGTGTATCTTGGACCCAATACGCCACCGCCCACTGGATATGATTCTGCCTGCACGGCTATCGGGTATGAGTTTCAATGGATCAAGAATATCGGCTATAATCTGATTGACCACATAGAGATCGTAGCCAACGGTGTCAAGCTTCAGAGTCTTACGGGCGAGTGGCTGAAGATATATTCCTACTTTACGCACGATGGAACCAAGAGAGGTGTTGTTGACCAGATGGTTGGAAATGTTCCCGAGATCTATGATCCAGCGAATGCATATGATCGCACGGGGCAGTATCCGCACGCGGTTACACCGACGAGCGCAAGTACAGTCTTCCCGTTCTCAGCTACTCCCGAGCCATCTATCCGTGCTCGTCAGCTGGTGATCCCGCTTCATTTCTGGTTCTGCGAGAATCCGGGTCTGGCTCTCCCGCTTGTATCCATGCAGAACAGCGAGACGTACATAAATGTGGTTCTCCGTCCTCTGAATCAGTTGTACACTGTTATCGACGTGAATCCCATGACCTCTGCAGCTACAGTAACAATTGCAGTTTCATCTGGAAGTGCAATTACATTTACGACTGGAACACCTCACAGCCTTAGTGTTGGAACAAGCGTCACTTTGCGGGGATTGACTGGAACCGCTGCTTCGCTGAACAATGTTGTATTCACAGTTACATCTGTTCCGACTACAACCACATTTACTGTGGCATCTCCCGTTACGATTTCTATCGGTGATAACGCCCAAGCAAATGCATCGATTCAGGGAGGCGCTACAAACCCCAACTATGGTCAGCGTATTCAGCCCACCGGTTCTCAGGCGATGAACCTGTTTTTGACTCCGCCTTCGTTGTCGGGAGGAACTCTGAACAACACGGTCAATACATTCTCGGCTGATCCTCACCTTGAGGGCAACTTCATTTACCTCACAGATATGGAGATGAATCAGTTAGCCGTGGCTGACCAGACATTCCTTCTGAAGGAGGTGCGCAATATCAATGTGGAGGGTCAGTTTGGAGCCAATACCGATATTGAAATTCCTATGTTCAACCTGGTCACACGGATCGTGTTCACGGCTCAGCGGTCAGATAAGATGCTAACCAACGACTGGGATAACTACACGAACTGGAGCAATCGTGATCGTGCACCGTTTGCCGCAAGAGATCCGACAGCCATCGGAGATACTCTGTTCTCCTCCGGACAGTCTCAGATCTCGTCGATCTATCCCCGTGATTCGATGGAAGACGGAGCCTTGCTCTTTGATGGTAACTTACGATTCCAGACGAAGCCGACCAGTTACTTCTCGCTTCTCCAGGCGTATAAGCACACAACCGGTTCAGCACCGTTCAGGCTTCCCGGTGTCTATATGTATTCATTTGGGCTGAACAATGATCAGTATCAACCAAGTGGCGCGGTAAATGGCAGTATGTTTAAGAAGGTAACCCTGCGCATTTCTCTCCAGCAGCCTCTTCCTGTTGGAACTTCAACTACGCAGGTTGTATGTATTCTTGCCTCGACTGCACTGAGTCAACATCCGGTCGAGATCGCTCCCGAAAACGTGAATCTGAGAAATCCGAATGGATCAATGGTATACCCGCCGGGATCACTCATGTCCGTTGTCAAGACAGTGACGAACAACAATATCCTCTTTACCTACACCTACAACGTTGGCGTCTACGTTGAGTCCATTAACTATCTTCGAATCGTGAGCGGAATTGCAAATCTCGTGTTTGCATCTTAACAATGGGGGAAACTATCACGCTGCTTACTGCAGAGTATACGGTTAAGGATCAGGGCATTGTCGTGCTCAACGAGATGAACGAAGAACTTGTTAAAAATTACGGCGAACTTACCGTTGATGTCTCGGCTCTTGATGCCAAATTACGTAAAGCTAATAGAATCGATATCCCGCCAAATGATGAATCCTTAGCTAGGAATATCCCAGCACTGACAATAAACTATGTAGATAACGAGGGAGGGTGGCATACCAAAACAGCCAAACTACATGAAACACTGAAGATCGGTGAACGGAGTGTGTTTGGAAAGATGGTTCAGAAGCCCGGAGAAATTCTTTGGTCGTCGTCACTTGTTATTGGACAGTGGATGATGGTCTTCGTGGTTGTAACGATGTGGGCACTTGTTGTGCTCTGGTCATGGATGCAGACTCGTGGAATGGAAGGGAAGTTCACAGACTGGTCGACGCTTACAACAGCTCGTTTTGGACCGATTGGATTTGTCATCGCAGTCGTGATCTATATCCTCTTCTACATTGTCCGCATTCCGGGTGAGCTGATTGGTAATTTGATGAGCAAAAAACCACCGGATGGCTGGCTGCTGAAGCCGTTCGTGGCTGCTGCGTCTGGCTACGCTCCTATTCCTGGCTTTTTGGTGCAAACAATCATATGGATGACTGTTGTCCGCAATCTGGGTAAACCTGCTGGACCAACAATAGCAGACAATGCAGCTGGGGCGGTAGATGCCGCTGGAAAGATAGCGGCTGCGGCATCATCGTTTAAGTGACTAAAACTTCCTCACCATTCATAATGATCGAGATCCCCTGGCTGGTCGCTGGTCTTTTAACTGGACTCATTATCGGAACAGTCTTCGTGCCCCCGACGCGCAAATCAGTAGGCGTGCCTAAACCCGGTGATCCTGAAGTGTTTCATACGGATACCGGATGTGTTCGATTCGAAGCCACCGAGGTCCCGTGCACGGCTGAGCCAGACTCCCTGAATCTCCTCGCATCTCAGACACAATGAAGCTGCCGATCACCAATGTGCTCCACCGAGGCGCACCCTTCTTCTCCTTCATCATTGGAATGGGCTTGGCTATGCTCCTTTTTCACCGCAACTTCGGTGTGATGAAGACGTTAGCCGTGCCTGTAGCTGAGACGACAAGTAAAGTTGTGAAGGCTGATGGAAAATGCTATCGTTACCGCGTGGAAGATGCCGAATGTGAAATCCCGTCTTCTTCATAAACAATGAGTGAAGGATCGACATCTCTTGACGCACTGCTTCCGAGTCCGCAGGGTCCGCAGTCTGCTCCGCCCGTTTACCCCGAAGCCAGTGGTCCTGGACCGAGCACCACGGGCTTTGTGCCGACGTTCAAGCCGACTCTGCCGCAGATGGGATTCATGTTCCGCAATCTCCAGCTGTATGTCGCCTTCTTTGTAGCCACTTTTATCCTGTCGCTGGCGACTCCCCGCAATCTCCTTCTTCAGTATATCCCGTCAGCCTATACGTCGAGCGGCGTGGTGAGCTACCAGGGTGCTGCGGTTGTCAGCGCGGCGTCGGTGGTTCTAGCCCACTTTGTCAGCGTCGTTATTACGAGCTTTCTTGGTTAGTCCGTATTAACATAATGCAGTGCCCGCCCGCTTGGGTCTATCCTCGGATTCTTCTCGGGGCTGGGTATCAGTTGACACCAATGTTTGTATCCAAATATAGAATTACCCACGTGGTCAATTGCGCATTTGCCGATGATTGTCCAGAGTGGTGGCGGAAGAGGCATCCAGGAAACTATGCGGAGCTTCATGCCATCGACTCCGTCGCTGTGCGGATTCTGGATTGGTATCCGGAGTTTGAGAATTGGATGAAGCTGTTTTTACGCTCAACGAACGGAACGGTGTTCGTTCATTGCAAAGCGGGCATTAATCGGTCAGCTTTTCTGGTCATGGCATTCGTGTGTAAGAACTCTGGCATTGACTTCCGGACGCTCTTGTCTGCAGTTCGCAAGCAACGTCCTATCGTCTGCGAGAATTCTGCTTTCATGAGACAAGTAGAAGACGAACTATATGGACGTGTTCAGAGTGAGGAAGACACGGGAAACGGAGTCAACGTCAATGGGAACGCTTGATTCTGTTCATAGAGATATTGTAGGTGGTTTACGTGACGCAAAGACACACGACACAGAACTACGGGAGGAATCGGATCAACTGCGGACACGGATTGAGGCGCTGAAGGCTTCCAACGAGATTGCGGATGTTGTCATGTGCACAACATGGGAAACGCGAGTCCGTGAAATTGAACGTGAGCTGAGTCGAGCAAACCCTATGGAAGACTACTACATGAAAAACATGGACATCCTGATGGATTATTACAAACGTCCGGATGCCGTCGCTCAGCCGACACAGACTCCCAAGGATGCGTCG